ACCACACCGGAAGCCAGGAAGGCATCACGCAGAGTGGTTTGCTCAATGACGTACGGCGTAAATACCTCGGGGATGATGACATCAGAGCGAAGAGTCGCCATGATGAATCCTCAGATGGTTTACGGATGTGGGCGCAGCCCTATAGCACCAGCGCAGCCGGTTGCTGATAGCTTAACGCCCTGCTGCTGCTTTTAGACGTTCGTACAGGTCACGATCTGTACGGTAAAGGCGTGACTGTTCAGTTAGGTTGAACGAATCAGGCGCAAATGGATTCTTCATGCCTGCTGGCATGTCATTACTTGCGCGGCCAATAGGTGCACCACTACCTTGCGGCTTAGGTTGCTTTTGCATCCATGCCGGAAGGGTTGTCTTTGCCCATTCAGTTACTGGTGTGCGCTGATAGCCATCAACGACAACGACGGTGCCATCCGCTTCACGTTCAATTTGATCTGCATTGAGTTTGGTCTTAAGAACCAGCTCTGGGTCATGAACGATTTCCGCCAGTGCCGTCACTGCAGGGGACACTAGCTCTAGTTCCTTGACGCGTGCCTCTAGTTCAGCAATGCGCTGGTCTTTTTGTGCTGTTGCTTCACGGAACTGCTGTTCTAGCTGCTGCCGCGCTTCGGTGTATTTGCCTTGCGATTCAAGCTGCTGCTGTTCATAGCTGCGCTTGAATTCAAGCAATTCATCAACGTTGACGCCATCTGGCACCTTAGGTGCTTTTCTGGCTGCTCGCAATTCAGCAATCAGCTCTTTGTTTTTTGCTTCAAGTGCTTCAACGCTGCGCTGCAGCACATCAGCATCAACAGCAGGAGTCGCAGACTCCAGTTCTTCAGACATGGATAACCCGCAGGGTTAATTGCCTGTTCAGATTACCTTATCCCTTACGTTTTGGCTTTTTGGCAGTTTTAGCGGCAGCCTTAAATGCTGCAGCCGTTGGGCGGCCTTCTTCGCCTTTGCGTGCCATGCGTTCTTTGCTGCCACGTTCAATGCGTTCTCGCTTGGCGTGGATGTTGGCATAAAGACCCGGTTTTTTCTTGGGCATCACTTTTTCTTGCGTGCTTTACCGGCTTCACTCAATGCTATTGCAATCGCTTGTTTTCTACTTTTTACTTTTGGACCCTTGCCCGGTCCTGGCTTGCCGCTTTGGAGTGTTCCCCGTTTGTACTCGCCCATCACCTTGGCTACCTTTTTGTCCGCCTTGGTTTGTTTCTTCGCCATCACGCCATTCCGTTACTGCAGAAAGCTTAGACATGTCAAGCGTGGCCCAATACTGGCTGCCGTCTTCACGCTGACACAGCACTGCCTGAACCCATGCCTCACCGACCAATGCCTGCACGGGATCACTGACAATCAAGCCATGCTGAAAATGACGAAGACTAGGCAGGTCCATAACGCGCACGCAGTTGATCTAACGTTAGCTCAGACCCATCATCACGAACTAATTTTGCAATGGCATCAGTTGGACCATATTTTGCTGATAGCCGATCAAAATATGCAACCTTTGCAGCACCTAATGCTTTTGCCTTGGTTGGCAAATCTTGTTTGCTAAGCCACTGGCCATAGGTTTGATCTGCTGGCACCTGGCCATCTTGTGATGCACGCTTAGCAGCAGGTGGTGGCGTAAATCCCAATGCGTCATAGTTGATCACCGGCACCGTAGTGCTACGACAGTTGAAATGTTGCGGTGGCGTCGGCCCTTTGCCATATTCAAACTCACGACCATCCAATGCACGACAAATGCTGCTGGTGCGGGTGTCCAATGTGGCCACATAGCGATAGCGTTGCGTAATATCTTGATTTGCTTCATACACCTGCTGTGATGCTGCATTAGCAACTTGATTAACGCTGGTGCGCACCAACGTCATGATTTGATTATCGGCTACTGCTGTTGCTTGGCCACCTGCTGCGATCAATTGCTTTACAGTTTTTGCATCTTCGCCAAATTGCAAATTACCGACAAGGCGCTTTGCAATATCTTTTGTCGGCTCACCAGTCAGCAGCCCATTGCGCACTACTTGGCCGAAACGTTCAGCTTGATCAACTGCAATGCCGCGAAATGCCTTGGTGATTACTTCACCATTGGGCAGTGTGATAGTTGCACCTTTTGCAGCGGTGAGACTGAATGTTGCCGGAGCGCCTTGCACAGCAGCAAACAAATCATCACTTAATGCCACCACGTTGATTTGGGTAGGATCAGTCGTGACAACTGATTGTGCAAATTGCGGGCTGATTTCAACCGTACGCACGGCATCACGTGCGCCAGGGGGAAGCGCACGCGCTAATTGATCAGCAACAAATTCAGATTGCAATTGCACTAAACCTTGCAGTTCTGTTGCCATCAGCTCTGTTGCGTCACCAGCCCAGGTGGCAAGGCTATCTTTAAGTTGCGCAAGAATTGCACGCAGCCTTGCAGCCTTTACTGGTGCTGTAAGTTCATCAATGGTGCGCAATTGATTGACGGCATCAATAATGATGTCGTTGTAAGCATTAATGATACGCCGTGCAACGCTATTGCTGTAGCGGTTTAGATCAATTGCATTGCGATACAAGCGTTCTGGTGTGCTCATGGATAGATGCCAAGATCTTCAGGTGCATAACCAGAACGAATGCTTACATTAGCGCCACGGTTCAATGCACTACCGACAAGTGCAGCAAATGCATCAAATCCATTCTGGCCATCTTCATACAAGATCACCTGATCTACTTCATCAGCGCGGCCATTTTTGTACCAAGTGGTGCGCACAATCGCTAATATCTCCTGCGGCAAATTGCAAACGGTGTAATCAAGCTCCTGCTTGCGTGGTTTCCTGGGTTCGATCATTATCATCAAATCCACCAAGCGATCGGTTATCCAATCCAGAAGGTTGAAGATCAAGACCCGCATTTGCGGTAGCCTCCAGTTCCTGTTCTACGTTAAAGTCATCGCCCAGCACCTCACCATCAGCAAGGTTCTGAAGTAATGTTTCTTGAGTGATTGTGCCAGCCGTGTAAAGCTGCAGCAAGCTGTTGATGTCTTGCGGATCAAGGCGACTGCCAAGAAAATCACGATTCACATAAGAGCTGCCAGCGGCAGTTGTATTGCCAAGATATTGCGCGTGATATTGCAAGCAGTTATCAATCATGTCTTGCATATTTTGAGCGATCACCATCATGGTGCTATCGCCTTGGCTGCGATCAATGCGTTTTGCTTCAGCGGTTTCAGCACTTAGCTTTTGACCCAGCACCGCCGAAAGGCCCAGTTCGTTGATTTGCGCAGCAAGCTGCTCAAGCCTGCGAAACTGAAAATCAAAGCTGCGGCCTTCTGGTTCGATATATTCAGCGCGACCTTCTGCTGGAAATGCAATGGCTTCACCAGGGCCAGCGCTTACTTCTTCTGCAGCAGATGGAAAGCCATAGAAGGCAAGCATTGGCACTGCTGAGATATGCAGTTGGTTATCAAGGTCTGATTGGATTTGATATGCCTTAAGGTTTAGCTCTGCAATATCTTCAAGCGGTGGGCGCGATTCCATATAGCCAACGCGACCGCTATATGCAACACTGAAAGGTATTTCTTGAAGGCTAGTGCGGCCTTCATCGATAACTTCAAACTGTCCATTATCTTGCTTGCGGTGAATTTGATATTCACCAGGCGTCAGTAGCCTTACCTGCTCGACTACCTTTTCGCCATAGTCGCCATCAGGCACACTGACGCGTTCCAGCAAGCGAAGCTGCGTTAATACTTGCGCACCTTCCTTTTGTTCAGTGCGCCATCCAAGAATGTCACGTGGTGTATAACAAACCCAGTATGGCCTGCCATTCCCATCAGACGGTGCATCCACCAAGACACCAACATGGCCATAACGAATCATCTTGCGAGCGGTTTCATATGTCCATACGTTGAGGTCATTACCGAGCATGTCAACATCAAACAACTGCTCGCGGATGACATCAGCCGTATCGTTCAAACGCACTGGTTTGCGGGTGAGCATACCGGCCAGCATCCGCTCAAGACGCTGGTAATACGGCGGGCACACGCTACGCGCTAGGCGGTTGTCGTAGGACTCATCTAGCTCTCGTGGTTCCTGCGGTAAGTAACGCCGATGGCGTTTACGCATTGCATAGGTGCCGCCCATCAGGTCTTCGATCAGCAGCCAATGCGGCTCCTGCGCATACCACTGCGTGGATGCATCCTGAATGCGGGTGACGCGACGTTGCGCCGTAGGCCGGTCGTAGAAATTAAAGCCGGAATAGACCATTACAACGCCGCGATCATAGGTGTAGCTTAGGCTGCAGCAGTCAGCGTAATGCTGTTGCGGCTTACCTTGATGTCAAATTCAGCGCCAGGTTCAAAGCCCATCTCGCGGATGTAGCCTTCACCAATTTGCAGCTTGCCGTTGAATTGCACCTTTGCCTTGTAAGTTAGGCCGCGGCCGCGCTTTGCTGTCTTGCTGCCTAGGTCAACGCCTTTGGCTTCCAGCAGCGCCTCATAGAACTGCGTGAATGCCACGCGATCCTTGATCACGTAGCCGCAAGCGCGCACCAGTTCAGACTTAGGCGCATTGCCCAGTTCTTTCACCTTGGCGAGTAGTTCAGCACCCTTGAGCATGGGTAGAGCTAATGGTTGGACTGATGGAGTGTAGCTCAATCAACGTCCGCTGCAACCATCAAGCCGCCCAGAAATACCGCAATGAAGAATAGGTAAACAGCAAGCGCCAGTAGTGGTCCGCCTAGGGCAAAGCCCGCGGCGGCAATGAAATGCACTGCCATGACGCCAATGAAAAACCAAATAACTAGCGCTGCGCTGCGTGCAAAAGTTTTTAGAAATCTCATGGTGTTACCTAAACTCATCACTTAACAAAAGTGCGGTATCGACCAGTTTGCAAAAGTCCGCGACGCAACATTGATGGCATACAGTTCTGTCGTTTTCAAGTTGCCATCCATCTGGCGGTCCTTTGTCTTGGCCGATAGGACCGCCGCAATCGGCGCAGATCACGCCCATTGCTGAATGAGCAGGGTTGCATCAGCGCGGAACGTGGCCGCCACTTCGCGGATCAGATCACGGGTGATCTTGGTGCCGGTGCGGCGCAGATCCATCAGTTGGTTGTTGGCGCGACCAAAAGCGGCATCGCGCTCGGCGCGAATCTCCTTGGTGATCTGCTGGCTGCTTTTGCCGGTGTTGCGCGCGGCGCAAGTGCGGCCGAAGTGCACAAGCTCGCCAAGATCAGACTGCATCAGCACTGTGGCTTTCAGGTTGGTACGCCCGCAGCAGTCGCAAGTGGTGATGTTGTCGTCGGTACAGATTGCGGTGTAGCCCATGTCTCTTGGTTTGGAGTCTCCATACTGTACACCATTGGCAGCCCTTGGCAACCTTGCTCAGTAAATCCGCACGCCGGTCGTGCGGCCAGCGCCTGCGTGCAATGGATTGAACTCACGCCAGACCAAGTAGCCCAGCGCATCGTTCATGTGGTCATGGCCGGCATCCTTGTCTGGGTCGCCTTTATCGGTGTAGCACTGCAGCTCTAGGCATTCGATCAGTCGCTTGCAGCGCTGGTGGATGGTGAGCCTGACTTGGCCCTTGCCGTTTTCCAGCAAAGCTTGAACAGCAGCCACGCGATCACGGACGGGAGGATTTGCCCGCGGCGACTGGTTTGACATGCCGTAGGACTCCAGGATCTGAATATCGGTCTGGCTTGCGTTGGTGCTGCGGTTGCCGCCGCTGGCATCTGGATAGATGTAAATACGCCGCTGCGGGTAACGCGCTTGGATCTCTTGCGCCAATGCGTCGGTGTCATGGGCGCCGCTGATCTCATCAATCAGTAGCAGGCTGCTGCCGGTGCGGATGCCGATCACGGCAGACATGTTGCCAACGTTGAAATCAACGCCAATGCGTAACGGCTCGCGGTCTAGGTCGGGCATCTTAGTCACCACGTGCTTGCCGCGGCTGAAGCGGTCGTAGATGGTGCCGGCGGTGAGGTTGACAAACTCGCCGTCTAGGTAAGCCCGCAACAGGTTTGGGTCGTAGTTGGCCTCTAGCCGCTCGATAAAGTCCGGCGGTAAGTGCGGGTTATCTGCTGACCGCATCTTGATCAACTTGCGATCCGCACGTCCTTTGGCGTCCTCGCTGCCGAATGTGTTCCACATCCAGCGGAAGCCTTCTGGTGTGGATGCAGCACCAAACTGCCGCACGTTGCCGGACCGCAAGCGGCCAAGGATCTTTGGGAATGCCTTGTTGGCAATAGATGGCGTCACTGTGTCGATCTCATCGGCGAGCACCCAAGCAAGGTTCAAGCCGATGATGCGCGACCAGTTCTCAAAACTGCGGCACAGGATCTTGGTATCACCGCCTGGCAGGTGCAGCATGTATTCAGGCAGCGGGCTAGCCCTGAACGTGTAGGGGATCTCGTACGCCTCTAGAAAGTTCTCGAAGTCGTTCTGCCAAATGTCCCGAATCAGCGGGCCAGTCGGCTCCATCACCGCACCAATGAAGCCTTGATTGGCCGCGGCCAGCATCACCGCTTTAGCGCACAGCGCACGTGTCTTCCCGGCGCCATAACCGGCTGAGATGCCAATGATCTGCGTGTCGCTGTCATCCACAAACGCAAGCTGCCCAGGGTGCAGATCAGCGCGGATGCGTTGCAGCAGATCGCCCGTGTCCTCTTGCGTTGCGACATCCATAAACCCAAGCAAGCTGCCGGGTTGGCAGATGCCGGCGAGCAAGCTCATGACATCTCAAACCGCAGCAGCTTGGCCTGATCTTCTAGCGCTTTAATTGCAATGCTGAGGTTACCTTTAGCGCGTGCTTCGCGTTCATAATCCTGCAAGCGAGCGACAGCAGCAGCTAGCCACTGCGGCCGCTCTAGCTCTGCATCCAACTGCATTAGTTGGCGGGCACGGGACATATAAAGCTCAGCCTGCCGCTCGGACACTTGCCATGTCTCCGCGGCATAGCGAAGAATTTGCGTCCTGCTGTGAGCACGCAACAGGAGATCGTAAACGGTGTTTACCCGTTCGTCGATCTCTGTGTTGGTGCTCTTCTTTGCCACCGTTTAGCCCTTAATTTGCACAGGCATTACCAGATAAGTTACACCCTCCGCGCCGCTAGGTGTCAGTACCACGGGAGTGGTTGCCGTATTGGCGTGCAGCGTGATGGCTTCTGCAGGCTTGAACGCCTTGATGCCGTCCAGCAGGTAATGGACGTTGAAAGCCCATGCGCCATTGGCGGCGCCTTCCACGGCTAACAGCTCGCGGCCATTGTTGGCATCGGCTTCAGCAGTGATCTCAAGGCCACCGCTGCCGGCTGTGAGTTTGATGATGGAGTTGTGCGCATCGGCAATGATGGCGACACGCTCCAAGGCACGGGTCAAGCGGCGGCGGTCGGCAGTGATGGTGCTTTTGAACTCAGCGGGTACCAGCTTGGCCACGTCTGGGTAAGTGCCATCCATGATGCGGCTGTAGATGGTGATGCCATCACCGGCGTCGATGACGGCTTGACCGGCTGCTGCGGCAATACCGACGACGCGATCTTGAAGCAGCTTCATGGTGCTGGCTGGTAGCACGAGGTCAATGCCGTCTGGAAGTGCTACGGGGACGCGCATGAGGCGATGACCGTCGGTGGCCTCCATGAAGCCAGCGGCCATGTGAATGCCTTGAAGGATCTGCTTACTGGCGTCGGTGCTGACGGCTGCCATGCAGGCACGTACACCAGCGGTGAGGTCGAGCTGCGCTGTGGGCGCTTCGACGACGGGCAATGCGGGGTAATCATCCGCAGAGGCCGCTGCAAGGCCGTAGGAGCCGCTTGAAGCGGTTATGGCGCCATCCACCAAGCTGATGGCCTCATCGGCCTCCATGCGGCTCACAAGGCCCGCTAAGAGGCGGTATGGCAATGCGACAGCACCGGGGATTTCAACGACTGCTGGTGCGGTGACGGTGATGGCGAGGTTGAGGTTGAAGCCAGTGACCGCCATGGTGCCACCGGTGGCGGTGATGAGGCAGCACTCAAGGATGGGGTGAGTGCTGCGGACACCAACTGCTGGCGCGATGGTGCGCAGCGCGTGATCGAGATCGGACTGACAGGTGGTGAGCTTCATTGTCCGGTGGCGCGTGTGAGGCAAGCGATGATGCGGTCGTAATCAGCTTTGAAGCTCAGCACCAGGTCAGGCGGCAGCGGATGGCGGTCGTCGATGGCGTTGTCTTCGATGGCAGCGGCGTAGGCGCAGGCTTGCTGCATGGCGTCATGCAGGCGGTTGATGACGGGCTGCTGCTTGGTGGGAATAGTGATCAAGTCGTCGGATGACATAAGCGACGAGTGTTTCGACTTGAAGGCGTGCGAGATCACCACGCGTGAAGGCGACGGCATCTGCAACGAGCGCATGGTAGGCCGCCGTGGTCAATCCTGCAACGTCGCTGGTGGTGGTGAGTGCGCGATTGCGGATGAGGTGAGCGCGTGGGATGCCAGCGGCGTCGGCGTCGGCATTGAGGCGTTGGAGATCAGCGGCTGAGACGTTGAGCTTGATTTCAGGCATTTTTAGTAGCGAATTGAGCGGCGGACGCAAAAAGCCAGTCGTGGAGCGGGTTTTGGGGCGAGGCGGACGCAAGTTGGTTCTTGGCGGACGCCAAAACCGTT